GTGCTCAGGCTGCACACGCACCTGACCTTCTCGGTGCTTGTTGCTGTGGAACTTCATTGCGCTGCGCCTGGAAGGGGGGGTCAAAAGCGAAAGTATTTTCGGAATGGGAGCCGCTCACGCGCTGACACTCCCTAACCTGCTTCCGTTGACAGGGTAACGAATCATGATCCAGAGGATTATGAATATCAATCGGACAGCCGATCGATGAGTACAACTTACCAGGTGTACACGTGGTGTGCAACTAAATGCCGTCGTTGATAATTATGTGCGCAATGAACCAACAAGTAAGAATTAAAATGATACCTATACCGGTTGTGACACCCCACGGGAAGTTTGACATACTTGTATCTTCCAATAGCTGCAGTCTTCTCCGTCCTCTGTTAAATACTCAGGTAGATCGAAGCTGCATCGTTCCTGCTCATTGTAAGAACAGTTGGAGCAATCTTTTACATGTTTATTAACAGATCCAGATATCTGATCTATATATAGTTTGAGCTGGTTGATGATCCTTTCGTTCTCAATCGATTGTTTGTAGAACGCCTCGGATACTTCGTAGCGTGTGACCTTGTGATTACATGCGACGCACTCATACCGGCGCCTCCTGGAGCCAGCCTTTGGATTCTTGCGGCTTTCGACCAGACGCAACGTCTTCTTGCCACACTTCTCACAGGGGACAAGGTCTTTAATTCCATGCATGTTCAAGCTTCAGACCAGAGTGCTTCAGAAATCGTGGGGAAGTTTTCGGTGAAGATCATCTTCGCCTTGTTAGCGATGACCCTGTGTTCGTATTGAGTACCAGGATCACAGCGGAGATCCAGATAATGAATCCAAGAACGGAGTGTGCCATTCATGTACAACCTGGTGGGCGAGCACATTGGAAGCACACGCCTGGCTGTCTCCTTTGCGACACCTTCTTCTAACATCTGTTTGTACAGATCATGCCCAGACTTGAAATGTTTGTCAGTTAAATCTTCAAGCATGTACTGCATTTCATCAGTCAGATCATCAAAACTATTCTGACGATTGCGACTATCTTGTCGCCTGAATTGTGGTACAGCTGCCTGAGATGTTTCGGCATAACGTTGTGACCACTCCTGGAATGAGAAGCTACGATGTCGACAGATTTGAGCCGAAATATCGCGCTGAGTGTATATTTCAATGCACATATTTGCCATCTCAAATGGTGACCAATGGCGATGCTTAATCAGGTACCGCAATAGCCTTGGTCCCGTCTCGATATTGTTTTCATTCTTTGGTGCACTGACCCGTGCCATCTTGATGATCATCGACTCTGCATTTGGAGTACACCAGACCAGGTTGCAGGATGCCTTCTCTGCTTTCATTTCAAGCCTCCAGCCGGGTTAAGAGTTCATGGCTTTCCAGCTCATTTTCGTGCACCAATCTGGTTTCGACAACCCATTCTGGTCGACTCCTGATATCCCACTTGACGTTGGCCCAGCGCCGCTCTGAATAACCTTTCTTGGCAGTGCGGGACTTCTGTTTACGTATCTCCAGCTCGATGATCTCCCCGAGCTTGGAGGCCTGGGCATTGAAGGATGTATTGAAGTTGGTGACGAAAGGCCGCGACGGCCTCTCTGCCACACGATCACCCACTTGGAACTCGCGATTCGAGTTGAGGAGCTTGGTGCTTGCGCCTAATGACATCAGTAATCACCAGTGAATTTGGACAGTTCGTCTTCGTGGATCAGTCGTTGCTCGTCGACCCACTCGGTGCGTTCGCTACCATCCCACTGCACTTCACAAT